CCACCGGGCAGACGACATAGAACAGATTGCACAGCGGAAGGTACCGCTGCATCTTGTCGTCGCGGATGAAGTCCGAGCGCGTCACCTTGACCTCGTAGCCATAGGTGCAGAAGTTGGCCCAGGAGCGATTCATGGCCCACGCATCCAGCCGCAGGTGAGATCCGGCGTATGTCGGCCCGTCCTTGCACTCGGGCACGAACACGTCTTTCGAGTGCCGTTCAGCCAGTCGGTCAACGATCTCGGTTGCGGTCATGCGCCGTCCTTGTCCACGGGAATTGCGTCGCCCACCTTGCGTACCTTGTCCAGCATTTCGTGGAACCACGCGAGGGGATTCGTCGTAATGACATGGCGATCATGGATGCCCGTCCACACCAGCCGCGAAAGACCGTCGCTCGTCCACATATCGCGGTCGCCGTACTGTGTGCAATGGAACTCGACGAGCCCCATGAGCTTTCCGAACTCCTGGGCGCGATAGCTGGAGTACGCCAGCTTGCGGTTCGCCTGGGTGAGCAGCGTTTCCAGTTCCTTGACCTCGGCCTGGAGCTTGTCCTTCTCCGCTTCCAGGGCAGCATAGTCCGAGGTTAGGTACACCGGGCAATTTCGCCGCATGAAGAACGTGACCCGCCCACTCTTGCCGACGCTGCTGCCCAGGATGAGATCGGCCATGTACTGCTTGTGCTCGTTCATTTGAGGTATCCCTTCAAAGTTGCGATAAGATGCGTTTCCGGTTGCGGAATCCACCATGCCGGATTCCCACGCGCGTCTTTGTCTCTCCAGTATTTCGGAATCATTCCCTCTTTTCCGACAAGCCACCCGATAATGTCGTATTCACCATACGCCCCGACGACGAAGATGAACGTCTCTTCGGGGTTGTCATTCTGACGCAATAACAGGTGCCCGCTCGGTGTGGTAGTTGATCGTACCTGGAACAGAGCAACGTCCGGCCTCTTCATGGACCAGTTGGTGAATCCATAATACAGTCCCCCGGCCTTTGCGACGGCCAACTCAGCCATTGCTCCCTCGACATCGGTAGACCAGTTTCCGGCGGTTGTATGCTTGTCATGGTTTATCTTGTGTTTCACCGACGCTATTTTTCTACAGACGCCCGTAACACCGCCATTGATCTGCTCCATCTCATCAAGGATGACGTGGATGACTCTCCTGCCGTCACGGACTATCCAGGCCACGGGCTCCCGCTCGCCGTTCATTTGGCTCTCCTGTCCATGTATGTCGGGTTCTGCAATCGCTTCTCGATCATGCGGAGCGCCTTCGCGTCGTCCTTCGTCAGAGCGCGCTTCCATTTGTTCTTGAGCTTCCACCAGGAGATCGCCTTCCAGACCTCCGCGTCCGACCACCACCCGCGCGCCTGGATGAGCTTCACGAACTCCACTTCAAGCGCGCGCTCTTCCAGCTTCGCCTTCCGCAGCCAGTGAAGCGTCGGCATGAGCCGGAGGTAGTGCCTCCGTTCGTTTCGGTTGTGCATGTAGTATTCGCAATCCTCGGCCGTCACCGCATCGAAATTGAGCATCTCGTCCGAGTACATTTGGAACGGGATGCGCCTCTTCCGCGAGTGTGATTCCACCCGCCAATCGCGGCTGTAGATCGTGTCGTCGGCACGGATATGGATGATGAACGCCCTTGCGAAATGGCCGCGCTCCTCCTCATCGACCTCATAGATGCAGCCCAGCGCGGGCTTGGCCGATGAACGGAACGGATAGGTGCGCGCATCCTCCCGCCCGCCGCGCCCCAGCCGGACGTACCAATCGTAGACGGCGCTCACGATGCGCGATCCGACCTCGATGGTCTTTCGGTTGTTCCTGGTGAACTCTTCCCACCCGGGATGGCCGTCACCGATCCAGTAGGCGCGCTCCGCATCCCGCACAAGCTGGACCTGCTCCGGCGTGAAGCCGTCCACTTTCAGGAGATCGACCTTGCCCCGCAGCGTCGGCCCCAGGATATTCGTTCGGTCGATGAGACCCTGGAGCGCCACGAAGCAGTAGAGATGCGACCGGATCTCCGCGCCGATCTTCTCGCCCATGCTGTCCCAATCCTTGTACCGCTTGTGGATTTCCTCCAGGGCGTCGTTCGACGGGAACAGGGTCTCAGGGACCCGCACGTCGGAGTAGATTCGGTAGAGGTTGTCGCCGTTTCGGATCAGGAAATACGTCTTGAAGTTTTCGCGGTTTAGGTGCGCGTTGACCCACGGGTTGTCGTCGTATTGCTTCTCCGAACGGCGCACACGGAACGCGCAGACAGCTTTCTGGCGATACAGGAACTTGTCCACGTTCTTCGTGATCCAGGCATCGAATAGCTCGATGTTGTTGAAGTCGATGCCTTGCTCTTCCCACACGCCGACCTCTTCGTCCATGTAGAGAAGCTGCTGGTAGATGGTCAGCGGTTCGCTGTCGGCTGCCGTCTGCCCCTCGGCAAGCTGGACGACCTCTTCGTTCATCCCCAGGTACGTGGACAGGGCGAAAATGACACGCTGCTTCCTGGTAAGCTCGGCCTGGAGCTTTGCCATCTGTTCCTGCATCTCGCGCATTTTCAACTGGAACTCTTGCTCCCGCGTCTTGAGAGAGTCATGGAGTACGCGCATCTCCGTTTTCAAGCGGATCGCTGGTAGCTGATTAGTTTCAACGATGCTGGTGACGCTCTTCTCTACCCTGCCTTCGAGAAGCGGCTGCGAGAGCAGCGCGCGGTAATCAAGCTCGATGCACTCGAACAGCGGAAGCCGGGCCCGCAGCACGTCCCTGGACCGGTCCTCGTCCTTCGTGGGGATGGCTTCATAGACCGGTATGGTCGGGTTCGGCTTGAACGTGTACTCATACCGCTCCAGCGCGTTGTTGTAGTCTGACTTCTTTTTGTCGGAATGGGACACGCACTCCTCCGGGAAGAGCACCGCCGCCTTGAACAGCCTTATCGCCGTCTCCAGGTCGGGCGCCGAGAAGTAGTAGGGCTTCGAGCAATCGTTGTGCTTGCCGAACGAAAACCGCTTCACCGTCGTTCCCCCTCAGAATAGAACGGTCTGCCCGTTCGCCAGGATGAGTCCCGCTTGCCGCGCAAGGGCTATTCGGACACTCCGTATACTGGAAAGCCTCTGGTCGAGAGATTTGAGGTAGCTTTGGACCTCGACCTTTGACTCGGCTTTCCAATAACCTTTCTGGTCGCTGCAAAGCATCTGAATGATGTCGTTCACGCGGAGATAGTGAACAGCTTCACGCACCTGGACCTCGTGTTTCTTTGATGAGATTCCGAGTCTCAGGCAAATAGCCTTGTTCGTCATGGCGTACTTCTTGCCCACCGGCCGCTCTTCGAGAATTGCCCGGACCTCCGCAAGAAGGACGGGGGGATCGCTGTTCTGTGTCCATTCCCCAAAGCCTTCGAGTGCCATTAGTCTATCGTCCTGGTCACAACGGTTTTCACGTCGCGCGGAATGACGATATCGCCCTTGATAATGATGGCGGTCCCCGGAGGCCACTTCTTGATCTCCTGGTCCGGGATCACCTGGACGTAGCGGATGGTGTCCTGGGCCTCGTTGATCTCCCGCTCCATCTGGTCCTTCAACAGCCGCTCGATGGTTGCCTTCCCCATCTCGTCCACCTGGAGCACGAAGTATTTTGCCATTCTCTTCCTCCCCCCTCAGTAGCAGCCCAGCGGTTCGTCGTGCCCATTCGCACACCGCTGGACGCGATAGCCGTTGTGCTCGTCCACCATTACTGTGTGCGTCTCGGCGCCGCAGACCTTGCACTTCCCGACATAGGACTCGAAAGACGCGGCAGCGTCGGCCGTCTGCCGGATCTCTTCGTAGCTCCGCAGCATCATGTCCTCGACGGAATGGGAATGAGCCACGCTATGCCGTCATAGATTTGCCGGACGTTCCGAACGAACGGAGACGAGTAGATATCGCATGGAGCTCCGGGAAGGAACCCCGCGAACAGAGCCTTTCCGTTGACCACGTTGTCATAGGCGTAGACGGTAACGGCGGGCTCTTCGTCTATCAGGTCCAGGACCGTGTTCATGGATTCGAGTGTCATATCTTTGGCTCCCCTTTGATGCGATAGAAGCGAACGTCCACCTGCCCGAGATTCAAAACGATATCGACGTGGACCTTGTGCGAAGCAATCCATGTCTCCACGAAGGTGCGAAGCTGTGCCTCCTGGTATGCTCTTCTCACAAAGAACTCTTTTACCAGGGTATCCAGGTATTCCCTGTCTCCGTTCATTCCATCATCTCCTTTGGAAGCTCCGGCGCGTCGGGCTCCAGCTTCTTTAGCTCCGCCCATATCTCCCGGAACTTGCGACGCGCCACAACGCGCTCGGGTCGAAGCTGGTCATACAGATGCTCCCCGCAGTCGTAGTCGCCTGGGCGGCTGATAGCCAGGAGGTAGAGCGCCCGCGCCTTCTTTATCAGCTTGCGCGACCGCACCGGATGGCGGAGCCATTCCTTCTTCAATCGAATACCCCCCTGCTTGCCTTCACGCGCTCGCCGTCGATCTCGATGATCTTCCGCGCACGGAGTCTCTGTATGTATGCGTTGCGCGTCGATACCTTGAAGCCCGTTACCTCGGAGATGTAGTCCCTGGATGGGCTGTTCGGGTATGAGGAGCACACAAGCTCGAATATCCTGCGCTCGCCCTCGGGGAGAAGGTTCATCCACCATGCGCGGAGCGCGTCGCCTGTCGGCAGCGGCTTGAACGTCGGCCCCAGCGCCGCGACACCGGCAGAGGTTGCCACGCATACAGCCGCAGCCATGACATAGCCCCGCGCCTGGAGCCGCTGGATATATGCGTTCCGGGTCGAAGTCTTGAAGCCGGTGAGGATGGAAAGCTGGTCGCGCGTGACGCCCTCCGGATATTGCGCGCAAGCGATCAGGACGGAACGCTCCCCGCTCCCCATCTCTCCGCCATCCCGCCGTGCCTCGGCCTTCTCCCTGATTCCCTTTGCGATACGGACAGCCTCCGGCATCGTGATGGTTGCTGGTGACTTCCATCCGCTATCGGCGCGCGTTGTAATGGTGAGAGGCGGAGTGTAGGGCATCCGTTCGATACGCCCCAGGACCTCTTTCAGCGTTTCCGTGACTGTGTTCGTTGCCCTTCCTATGGCAGCGCCGCAAACTTCGAGTGCCGTCGCATAGCCCAGCCCCCAGGCATCCCGCTTCGCGGCTTCCAGCCGTGCGTTGTCGATCTCAGGAACGCGCGGCGGAGGCGGAGCTACGGCCCGCTGCTTCTCAAGCTCGGCGATCCGCTTGCGGAGAAGCCGGGGGTCGTCAGCCTTTGCCTTCTCGATGGTCTCCGCCATCTGCCGCTGGAGCGCGTCCAGGTCCACGTCCGCGAGATTCCTGGGCTCGATGCGCTTCTCCCCGGGCTTCGGTGTTGCGCCGCTGTCGAACGTGGTGATGCGCTGGACCTTGATGCGCTCGAATATGCCGTCCGTCGTCGGCCAGCCAGGAGACCACACCCACGCCGTCCCCACGGGGAGAGAAGGAAGAGACTCCATGAGCGCCTTGCGCTGCTCCGGGGTCCCGTGAACGTCGATCCAGGCATCCATGGCAGCCAAGTCCTGGGGAGCAATCGTCCGCAGGGCTATCAGAATCTGGACCTGGGTGAGCACGTTCTTGTTCAGGACCGCCGACCGCTGGGTGATGAGAGTGCAGCCGATTCCGCGCTGCCCGCCGCGACGTACTATGTCCTCGGCGGCTCCCAGCATCCTCTCTTCACCCTTCTGCGGTTTCTGCGGAGCGATTGCGTCGGCCTCGTCGATGAGCAGCATGAGCGGGGTGCGGTACTGTTCGCGCGCCTTGAGCCGGTAGAGCGTTTCCAGGAAGATCGCCATGAACGTGGCGACCTCGTGCTTGCGGAGAAGCGAAAGGTCCAGGAGCGCGTTCACGCGCTCTTCGACTATCAGCTTCGCCACGACCTCCCCAGCGGAAGGCTCCAGCTTCACGTCACCGCGCTCTCCGCCGAGAATGACCACGGGGAAGCCCGGGCGCTTGCCATCGGCTGCCGAGCGAATCCCCCACCAGTCCCCTTTCGGATCGACGATTGTGATTTGCTGTGCGGCCTTGAGAATCTGCTCCGATAGCCGACGCGCGAGGTAGCTCTTGCCAGCGCGCCGCTTCGCCAGGATCGCAAGAGCCTGGGTAACAACGTCCAGCGGAAAGCTCAAATCGTGCGATAGCTGGATCGGATACTCGTTCAACTTCACCCTTCTACCTCCCCACTCTAAGGAAGTCGCCCAACTTCCCCCTTGAAGGCGGCGGAGCGGCTTAGGAACGCCCCGCCGTTGATCTGGATTCATAATCCGGAATCTGCCTACTTCACGACCTACCCTCCTTTCGTATCGTTCACCCGGCAACGCCGGGGGTTTTCCCGTTTGACGGAAGCTCCATGTACCACTTGAGATCGCCCTTGATCTCGGCGAACTCCAGGAGGAGGTTGATCTGTTGTGCGGTCGGCGTCTTCGTGTCCTCGGCGAGCAGCATCTTCCCCAGGTAAGAATTGACCCGGTACGCGCTGAAATATGGCGTCCAGAAAGTGACAGCCGTGCGGACGACGAACTGCTTGAGGAAGGGTATGCGCTTGAGGGATGCGCCGATCTCTTCATTCGGCTGGACCTTGAAATGTCCCTGTCCAGGCTGGATCATCTTGACCTCATGCCGATCTCGGCCACATTTGCCACTCGCGGGTAGATCACCAGGGAGTTCGGATGAGACGCGATCTGGATGGAGCCCTCTTCGGTTTCCTCCAGCCTGTAGTGGCGGTAGGTGTCCACGTTGTCCTTGATTGTCACCACGATGTCCGCGAGATGGCCGTTGAAAACCGTCTCGCCATCCCGGTCCTTGATCGTGATGGTGTGCTGGGAAACCCTGTTCGCCGACTTCGCCACGGTTTGCCTCCCGTAGAAAATGGGCGGGGACTCTTTAGGCGCCCCGCAATCGCCATCATGCCCGGCCGAAACACGGTGCATGTATGCTCCTACCTTATCCTATTCTCCTGGTCCCGTCAACAACTTTCTTCAAATTGCCCGGTCGCTGCTATACCAGTCGAATCGAGCCTGAATGTCCCATGGATAGCTCCTGCCGTTCGGCGTCGTCGCCTCCATCCATTCCATGAACTTCTCCGGGGTGCGGCCGAGGTTCTTCCACTGGATTGCCGTTGGCGCCATGTACGAACACGCGAGCCATATCAGGTCGCCCTTCACGGCTTCGTTGAGCACCATGGCGTACTTGTACCATGCGATCACCGACCACACGGGGTCATACTCCATGCCGGGAATGTACTGGTCGCCCAGCGCGAGCTTCATCGTGGCGGGCATGAACTGGACGATGCCGATTGCCCCCGCCACGCTCACGGCGCCCTTCTTGAAGCCGGGGGACTCCACGGAAGCGTAGGCTATCAGGAGGTACGGGTTCCACATCGTCTGTTCGGATAGCTCGAAGTTTTTCAGGAGGAAGGCGTTGATCTCGGTATCGCTCATGTCGGTCATTTCGCCATTCGGACCGCCGCGCAGGATGATGCCCTTCGCGCGCTTCATGTAGATGGTCAGCCGTTCGGATTTCAGGGATGCGGCAGACTGGATCGTGGTGCTCACGGTGTAGAGCCCGTTGAGGTAGCTCTGCCGTGTCACTTCCCCCTGCCGCTGGGACAGGATGAAGAGCGCCACCAGGGCGATGACCAGGAGGAATCCAAGAATGTTCCCGGCCACCAGGAGGCGTATCGTGTGCTTCATCGTTTCTCCCCTCTCATGCGTACAAGATCGAACTTTCCCCATTGCTCGAAATACTCGACCATGGATTGCGTATAGACGTACTCACGGTCAAGCTCTTTCTTCGCATACCGCTCCTCCAGCTTGAACCGAACGCTGTAGTATGCGGCCAGGGCGACCTGGAGCCCAAAGGTGCGGACGCACCGCTGGCACTCCTCCAGGAGAGCGCGGTGCGTCACCGTCGAATCCTCTTTGATGGCCTGGAGCTTGCTCGCTTCCACCATCCCGTTGATGAGAACGTCCTCGGCTTTTACAACGAGGTCGGCGCGCACCGTCAGCTTCATTCTACCAGGGTCCCGTTCTCGGTCATGGGGATATTGAAGCGGTCGCAGAGCGCGCGCTTGGCGCTGTCGTACTCGGCTTTCTTCCCCCAGGTGTCGATCACGGACTCGGCGGCCCGCAGATACGCCACCAGCCGCCGGACGTTCAACTCCGCGTTGCCAGCAAGACGCTCCGCCTCCGGGGTAGAGAGCTTCATGCGGTCCAGGAACTTGTGCCCGCCGGTCGCCTTGATCGCCGTCATGGCTGTCCCCAGGTTGGAGAGATCATCCTCCAGCTTCATCGTCGCCGTCTGCATCGGTGTCACTCTTTTCCTCCTTCGTGTCCGCCAAGGCTTGATGCGCCGAGAGGATCGCGTCCTTCTCGTACTGCATCCTCATCATCCCCAACTCCGCCGGGCTCCTGCCCGCTCGCCCTGCTACCTCCGGGTTCGTCTCCAACAGCTTCGCCACTTCCAAGGAGAGTTTCATCATGGACCGGTGGGCGATTGCCTCCAGGAGTTGCTCCCTGGTAAGCCCCGTAATGTCCTCCCACTGTGACAGGCCGGTCTCGAAAATGACTCTGACTGCCGATGTTCCCATGCTCTCCCCTTATCGCCTTCTCCAGAAGATTGAAGAGCCACGCCATGACGCCCACGCATGGCACCCCTACCAGGATCACCGCCGCGAGCCCGCCCGCGCTCACGCTTCCGCTCCTGCCGGTGCCGGTGCCGGGGGCTCGGCGACGGGGTTCTCCATAGCCATGAGCGCAATGAGGTTGATCCAGTCGCCTTCGTCGATCCGGATTCCCTCGCGGCTCTGGAGCCTGATTGTGATGGTCTCGCCCTGGAAGTTGTGAATGACCTCGTTCATATAGACGAGGTTGAACGCGAACTCCCCTGGCTTGCCGTCAATCGAGCACTCCACACTTTCCTCGATCTTCCCGCGCGTCCCCTGCGCGCTGAAAGTGATGGTGTTCTGGCCCGGGCCCGTCCGCAGGATGATTCTCCGGCTCTCCTGGTCCACCAGGACAGAGATCCGGCGGAGCGTCGCCGAGAGGAGCCCCTTGTTCATGACGATGGTGCCGAGCGAGTTGGTGCTGAACAGCCGCCCGTAGTCGGGGAACTGGCCTTCCACGAGGTTGGTCCGGTAGAGGTACCGGCTGTTTCGGAAGCTGACGGACTTCCCCTCGAAGGTGACGGTGTACTCTTCGCCGACGTTCGGAAGCGCCGCGACGAAATCCACCGCGTCACCCGGGATGATGCAGCTTACCGGCTTTCCTTTCGCCTCTTCCGATGGAGTCTTGAGAACAGCTATGCGCCGTCCATCGGTGCAAGCGACCTCGATTGTCCCTGCGCCGATCTTCGTGAACATGCCGCACATGAAGTAGCGTGTCTCGTCCTCGGACATGGCGAACGCCACGCGCAGAATGTCCTGGTGGATGAAGTCATAGCTCATCTTGACCTGGACTCCCTCACCGTGAAGGTAGTCGGTGAGAACGGGATACTTGTCCGGTGGGAACGTGTTGAGCACGGCCTTTCCCTTGATGGCCTCGGAACGGACGGTGCAAGAGTTCTCGTCCGCCTTCACGATCACGTCGCCATCGGGGTACGGCTTGATCGTGTCCCGCAGCAGCTTCGCCGGGAACAGCGCGACGCCCGCCTCCGTCACCATCCCCGGCATGATCTGCGGCAGGGTGACGATGAGGGTCCCCTTGAGATCGGTGACGCCAAGCGTGATTGAATCGTCCTTCGCCGTCACCAGCACACCAGAGAGAACGGATAGCTCATTCGTCTGCGCCATCCTCTGAATGAAGGAAAGCTCCTTCTCCAGCACGTCCTTCGATACTCGAATCTCCATACCTTGCCTCCTGGTACGATATCGGTCCAGCTACGCTGGGTTTCTCATTGCTCTCGGCAGACTGCTTCGATCCACGGGCGCCACGGGTACCAGCACGGGATTCCCGTCAACGATCTGGTAGACCTCCCCGCAGCCGCCATCCTCTTTGCTGCACCGTCCCATCTCGTCGCGGAGCGTGAGCCTTACCTTGCAAGCCGGGCAAGGAATGGCGGGCTCTTCCACCAGAAGCCTTCTCGGCTTCCCGGTCTCCGCGCGAGCCTCGGCCTCGGCGCGGTAGGTCCAGAACTTCGTGCCGAACAGCGTCTCGGGTCGGATGCAGCCGCGCATCTTCGGGTCGTCCTTCCACTGTCGGCTCTTCTCGACTATGACCGCCGTGAAGTCCGCCCTGGTGGCGCCTTCCTTCACGCGGGCCCGGATCTTCTCCCTGGTAGGCTTTATGTCGTGGCGGAAGTGCTTCCCCGCGATTCCGTTCAGCGTCTCCACGATTTCCTGGTAGGGTACGTCAGGGAGAGGATCCGGGGCGGCAGCCCCGCTTCGCCCTGGTCCGCCTCTTTCTTTCTCTATTTCTTCTTCTGAGTCTGAATCTAACTCTGTATCCGGTGTCCGCCGGACTGTCCCGTGACTGTCCCGTGACATGACCGTGACATCGGCGGACTTGAGGCCGAGCCACCTGGAATGTTTCACGTTAAACACTACCAGGAGCTTCAATCCCTGGTGTTTGCTGACTATTTCCTTATTGATACGGGAGCTACGGTTCAGGAACGCCAGGAGCCTGTCCCTCCCCCGGTCCCTGAAACACTCCCCGCAGATGGTCCCCATGTTGTCGCTGTTCTCGGCTCCCCCGTGCTCGGGTAGCACCAGATAGCCCACCCGGAGCCCCGTGTCGCCCCCGCCGCGCCCCTCCGGCGCCCCGTCCGCGCCCCCGCGCGCCCCACAAAAGCAGCATCCGTCACGGTCCCTATACCGGACAATTCCGGACAGCCTGGATAGCTGTTTCCGCTGCCGGTCCCGCTCTCGCTGGGCTCGTTCCTTGGCCGCGATCTGCTCCAGCTTCTCTATGGCTTGGTGCTTGCCGTAGTTCGGGAGGTAGATGCCGGAGTGCTCTATCTCCACCATGGAGAGCCGCGTGAACGCTTCGAGCGCGAACTTTACCGTGGTGACCGGGCGATTGAAAAGCGTGGCAAGGTCCTCTGGTGTCGCTGGGATGCGCTCGTCGATCATTACCCAGCCCTCACGGTTGGACTTCCCCGCCTGGACGAGCAGCTTGAACCAGATCACGATGAGCGCGTCGTGGTCTGGTAGCGCGTCCAGGAGCTTGATCTTTTCGTCGTCGAACACCTTGGTAGAGAGCTTGATCCAAAGGACTTCATTGCCCACGTACCGCTCCTGTTGACTGACTTAGAACTTGACCTGCTTCATCTTCTCTATGAACGCCACGATGGCCTCGCGGGGAATCGTTCCGCCAGCCTCCGGCATCCCAACCAGGAACTCCTCTTTGAAAAACTGGTGGTAGCGGTACGACCACGCATGGTTCAGCGTGTAGTAGTACAGGATGCAGTATGCGAGGTCGGCGGGCCCGGACCCGGCATAGCCCCACTCGTGCCCGGTTTCCGAATGGCAGTAGCTCTTGCCTTTGCAGTAGTGCGGAACGCTGGCATCGGTCCCACCGAGCCCGTTTCGGAAGAGCTTTACCGATGCTGCCAATGGATCAATCACGACCGGCTTTTCTTCCTCGTCGAAGAGCTTTTCCTCTTGTGCGACCATCTTCACCCTCCCCTTTCGTTTGCCTTTACCGCTGCCGTGGGCGTAGCCCCGCCCCGAACAGATCGGCCCAATCTCTTCTTTCACGCTGATGGGATTCGTGAGTGCTCTTCCGCAGATGCGGCACACGGCGGAGCCCACCGCCTCGACCCTATCGTCATAGAAGTCAAACGTCTCTGGCATCTTACTCCTGCCTCCCGCCCCCGTCCAGCGGATTCTTCACGTCCTCGGCCATCCTCTTCTGTGCCGAGCGCACCTTGCGCGTGATGATCGGGTACTTCTCCATGAGCACACTTAGCCCGTGCTGGTGCCACGTCTGCATATGGCACTTCGTACAGAGCCGCATGAGGTTCCAGTAGACCCGCAGCCCGCCTTCGCTCTCGGGGACGATATGCGCGAACTGGCCTTCATCCTCCAGGAGCCCCTTGAAACACGCTTCGCAGTAGGGATGAAGCTCCTTGTACTGTGCGTCGTCTCGGCATACGTCGTCGAAAGCGTTGCGCCCGTCGTTCTTGCTCCTGTTGTACTGGTTCCATTCCAGGGCGAGCCCCATGAAGTCCTTGACCTCGTGGAAGTACGCTTCCGAAAGGGCCGTCTCGATGAGGATGGAGAACTCTCGTTGGTCCCGGAAGCGCGACGGCCTGGGGAACATGCGGGTGCCGGTCCTGGTGACGATCTTCTCGGAAGGGTAGCCCATCGCCATGGCGTTGAACTTGATGCCGAGCTTGATGTTGTCGAACACATCGTCGAAGCTGTCGTCGGGCTCTACGACCTTTTCTGCGATCCTCCGCACGATGACATGAAAGAGCGCGTTGGCCGCGAGGGTCCTCGGCTTGTGCCAGAGGCTTACGACGATCTTGAGAGGCTTCCCATCGGCCAACGGCTTCCAGAAAGAACGGGCTTGCTCCAGGTAGTTATCGTTGACCTTGAGGGCCATGACGCCGGATCTGTCGGCCAGGGTGTCGATACCCTCCGGCTTGTATGCAGCTACCTGGAGCGTCACCTGTTCGTGCTTCTTCATTTTAGAATATGTCCAGTTCCTTGTCCGCCTTCCCGCCCGGCTTCTTTTCTCCTGCTTTCCCCGTGGCGGGCGGTTTTCCTGCCGCTGGCTGCGCTGGTGAGGCTGTGGAGGGCGCGGAAGCTGCCGGGGCTGCCTGGGCCTGTGCCGGGGCCGCTGCTGCTGGTGGCGCCCCCGTCGCTGTCGCCGTGGCAGCCTTTTCGCCCTTCTTGTCGTTGAACCCCTGGTCGGCCACGCGGTCAAGCTCGGCCTGTTCCTTTGCCTTCGCCGCCTTCTGTTCCGGGGTAAGCTCGACCTCTGGCTCTCCCTCCTCTTCCGCCTCCTCCTCCTGGGCGGCAGCCGGGCCCGCCTGGGCCGTTGCCGTTCCCGTTGTGACGATGACGGTTGGCTTTCCGACCTCGGCCTTCTTCTCCGTGGTAGTGAACTCGGCAGCCACGATCTCATCATCCACCGCAGGGACGGACTTCATATCCTTGTCCAGTTCTTCCTTCACGGTTTCGTCGGCCGACTCCACCGCGCGCAGGTCCTCGATGGACAGGGGAAGGATGCCGTACAGACGGCGGAATACCGTCTTTTTCTTCATAGCATCCTCTTCCGATTGCCAGGGCGTCGATTTGATCTTCTTCTCGGAGTACGCCTTGTAGCCTTCGCTGTACGTGTCGCGGATCCGGTTAAGCTCGACGTTCGGCATGATGAAGTGAGAGAACGCGCCGTTCACCATCTTCGCGTAAGCGTAGTAGGCATAGGGCTCGTCCTTCTCGTTGTAGTGCAGGAGATCCGGGCGGTGGATAAGGTGCTCGTTGCTCCCGTACTCGTGCTCGAAGAAGTCATTGCGCCGGACGCCGTTCGCCATGATCCCCAAGACCTTGCCCGTGCGGAACGCCAGGATTTGCAGACCCTTGTAGCCGATGATGAACTGCGCGTAGAGCTTCTTCTTCTTCCAGTTCCAGTAGGGAACGAGGTAACACTGGCCCATGACGTTGGGCTCCAGGCCAAGCTGGGCCGCTTGCATGGCGGCTCCGAAAATGCTCGCGGGCGTACACTCCTGGAGTGTCGGCACCTGGGAGACCGCGATCAGGATGGTCGAGCGAAACCGCTCGATGTCGATGGTAGCGGGGAGCGCCCGCGCGATGTTCTCCCGCTGGTCGTTGAAAAGGTCGGTGATGGTCTTGCGGATCGGGTTCGTCTTGGCGACCGCTGCCGCCGCGCGCGCCTTCTCCGCCAGGGCCGCGCCCTGTCCCCCGGCTGCCGGGGGTGCCTGTTCTGTGCTCATGCCTTGCCTCCTGTGGTAACGATTTCCCCTTCTTCGAGGTAGAACACGCCATCCTCTTTCAGAGAATAGGTGTTGTCAACGATTTCTATTATGACTTGCATATCATTTTCTTTGGCGAACTTGGCGACCTCGGCCAAGGAATCGGGGTCCAGGCTCTCCCCGCGCTTGATGTAGACCATCTTCAACTCGCCGGAGAGCTTCGCAGCCACCATGAGAGAGATCATAAGCGATTCGCTGTCGCTCCAATTCTCATCGGTGTTCCCGTTGTAGAAGAGTCCCGTTTCGGTGATGGTGAGCCCCGGGATGATGGCCGCGTTCGTCACCATGTCAGCCTTCTTCTTCCGCATGGCTTCGATGTTCGCGGTCAGATCGTCGTGCTCTTTCTTCACCGTGTCCCGCTCCTCCCGCTTCTTGAGGTAGTCGTTGTACGCGCGCACGACCTCCCCAGCGGTATTGACGGCGGTGATCTGCGCCCGGATCTCTTCCGTGGAGACGGAAGGCTCGATCTCCCCCTTGCCCTCCAGAATCTTCGTGCCGCGCTCCCGCTGGCCCTCGGCGTCTTTGATCTTTGCATCCAGGTCGGCAAGCTGCTGGACCAGGGCAATGCGCGCTTGCGTGTACTGCGTGATGGCGTCCTTCACGCGCCCGAGCTTGTTCGCGGTCTCCGTGCGATCCTTGTTGCGCTCTGCGATAGCCGCGTTCGTTTCCTCTGCCTCGTTCAGCGCCTTCATCAGCGTTTCGATTGGCGTGAGGTTGGTCTGCGCTGGCTTCGGCAGCGGCTTCAACTCCCCGAACGCCTTGAGCCGCCTGGAGGCGACGGTGCGGTCTACTTCGGCCTTGCCGATCTCCGCGTCGATGGCCGTGAAGTCGATGCCGAGGTATTCGATAACCGCCGCCCGCTTGCCAGGGCCGTCCATGGAGGCGAACGCCTGGGGGTCGATGAACTGTCCCGCGATCCTGCTCAGGAAGTCCTGGGGGCTCGCCACCTTCCCCGATTCGGACGACTCGACGGTGAGATAGGTGTTGTCACCCTTGATGGTCCTCTTCACCGTGTAGTGGTCGATCTGCCCGACGACGCTTGCCCGCGTCTCGCCGTGCGTCACGACCTCCCCCGGTACAGCCTTCTTTCCGCCCAGCAGCATCTCGATGGCCTGGATCACCGTGGACTTGCCCGCTTCGTTCCTGCCCCGGATCTGAATGAGGTTGTGCCCGTCGAAGTCCAGTTGCGCCGCGCGGATTTTCCGCAGGTTCTCGATCTGTAGCCCGATCATCTTCATCCTCTACTCCCTTCCATGAATCGCAGTCGCCGGTCCTTCGTACCAGCGAATCGTCGCTAACGCACCGGCGGTAGCCCCGCCGCCGCCAGAGCAGCCCGAGATGGTCCGACGAGAAGATGCAGCAATGGCATCCCCTCGCGCGTATCGCAGCGTATGGCTTGTAGCCTACCACTTGCCGTCCTGGCCCTTGGAGAACGGCATTACCATGGCGAATCGCCGGTCCTGGACGAACGTCATAGCCTTCCCTTCGCTGTACCAGTTGACCCGCCAGCGTCCGGCGCCAATGTCCATGAGATAGCTGCGCTGGATATAGGCTCGCGTGGGAAATGCCGTCACGAAATCGACGTATGCCCCGTCGTTCCTGGTGGTGTCCCGGGTCGGCGTCATGCCCTCGAACTCTATCGTGAACGCCGGGTCCCCGGTAGGATCGACCTTGTACGGGTCGATATCAGGGCCGATATCGACGAGCTTGGCAAGCCAGAGCACGTTCTTGTTGGCCTTCATTACCTGCCAGTTGCCATCGGTGATCCCGTAGTCGTCCTCCATGCTCCGCTCGAACATGGTGATCCTGTGCAGCCGCTTGCCGTCCGTGGCGTTGGCCGCGTTGCCCTTGAACATGATGGCATAGCGCCAAAGCTGCCTGAACGGGTCCTTGTCCACCGCGCGCGCCAGGAAGGAGAGATCGGCGAACGCCTGTTTCCCCTTCTCCACGACCGCGAACCCGCTGTACCTTGCCCCGCTTGACCTATTCATCTTCTTCCACCGCCTCCCCTTTCTTCTTGAGTGAGAATCGTGACCCCGGAGTCTTGTACGTGACCTGCTTGTAGACTTCCGGGGAGAACTTCTTGAGCTTGTCGGTATCAACCCTCTGCGACTCCCAGCGGCTCCACGTCATAAGGAACGGGCCGACATAGGAGTGCTTCTTCTTCCCCATCTTCTCTTTGATCCTGTTTTCGAGCAAGGTCTGCCGCGCGTCCAGGACTTTCAGCTTCGCCTTCAACTCCTTCGCGCTGGCCTCCAGACCCTTCCACTCTTCCGCGACCTCGACGAACTCGGGCGGAAGCTCCGCGTCGGCCTCCATGGCAGGGAAGTACAGACGGTCCAGGGACCGGCGGTCGATATCGCTATCGGTAGCTTCCGGTGGTATCCGGGGAATGACGTGCTCGTTCCAGAAGCGCGCCTCGGCCTCGATCATTACCTCGGCGAACGCATGGTCGTAGTGGACGAACTTCCATTTCACCACGCGATCTATCCAGTAGGGTACCAGGGTCCAGCGGAGCCCCGTCACCACCATGTAGTGATGCGCTTGGCAGAAGTAGGAATCGGGAACGAGGTCGCCCTCCCAATTGATCGCTTGGCGCCACCCGGCGGACTTGACCTCCAGGACGCCGCGCCCCATCTGCTCGACCTCGGCGAGCCCGTCAAGGTTCGCAATCATCCACGGGTATTTGACGGACCGCAGCATGAAGGGAACCGTGACGACGACGATCTTCTTCTGTTCCTTGCGCTCGAAATCCTCCTGGAAGTTGTCGCGGATGATGGGCTCCAGGAGGTTGCCCCACTTCATTATGTTCAGCATGGACTCGGACTGGTGCATGTCCTTTTCGGTAAGGACTCCCGTTTTCAGGAGGTACTCGGAAAGGCCGGTGCCGTATTCGGACAGACCCATGATGTTCGCCGAATCGCTACCCCCGATGCCCAGATGGCGCGTTGTCCGCCATTCCTCCACGGTCATTTCGGAGACGGGCTTATCCAGGAGAAGCTCGCAGTCTGGCCCGAAATCGCTCATCCTATATCCTCCGATTCTGTCCTACTTCGAGAACCGACGCCGTTTTACACCCTCTCGGCGTCCATGTCAAATCATTTCTCTACGGAAAAGATCCGGCGCTCCAGGGCAGGGTCGTGCTCGGCAAGCTCCAGGAGGCGGTTCATTATCCAGGAGCGGGCGCGGTCGTTTCGGACAGCCATCCTCTCCAGGTATTCCCGCTGGGGCTTTTCCGCGAGCAGAGTGACACGGAGGTTCAGATCCGGTGTAGTGGTTTTCGCCATGTTTGCTTTCCTGAAATGGGGGCGGGAGGGCTCCGGCTCTCCCGCCAAAGGTGAAGTGAAGATGATGGACCCGTGTTGCCCGATGGGCTGATCGGACGGAGTGCCATCGGGTTCACCATAGTCCAGCATGTCCTTCGATGCAAGCCCCTACGCCTGGAGGCGCGGGGACCGCTTGACCGGGTTCTTCTTGAGCCAGGAGCCGACCTTCTGGAACTCGTTGTGGGAGATCACGGAGGTCCTCCCCGACTTCCTGGGAACGATTCCAAGCTCCTTGAGCGCCTTCCCCAGCCGAGCCCGCTTCATGTTGAGGTTCGTGCAGACCTCACCGAGACTGTAACCCATGCCCATGTTCATGCCTCCTTGACCAGCGCCGCTTCATAGAGCGCGACTGGTATCTGCTTGTGATATTTCCTCACCAGCCGCAGCGCCGCCCACGCCATTCGGTCGGTAAAGGATTCTTTTTCTGCCAGAGACTTGCCGAACGCGGTATCCATCTTGTTGAAGCCCGCCCCGTCTATCGCGCGGGCGCCATCGCAGTTGGCCGACACGATGCGGAGCGCGGCCAGCAGCGGAGCCTTCTTCTCGGCCGGGAACGGCTTGACCGTCTCTTTGACCTCGATCCGCTCCTCGTGCTCTGACTTCTCGAAAATCGGGAGCACCGGCTGGCGGAGAATCTCGGCCGACACTGGATCGTCCATGGCCCGGTCGATCACGTTCTGCTTCGCCACCAGCTTGTGGGCGATCCGCGCGTCCAGGCTGCCGTCCAAGACAAGGTGCTGGACGAGCACGGAATCGGTCTGACCGATACGATGGCAGCGGTCCTCGGCCTGGGTCATGTTCCCGGGCGTCCAGTCCAGTTCCCCGAACACGACATGAGATGATGCGGTGAGCGTGAGCCCGACGCCCGCCGCCTTGATGGAGCCGATGAACACGCTCACGTTTGGGTCATTCTGGAATCGGTCTACCCTCCTCATGCGCTCCGCATTCTCCACGCGCCCATCTACGACCACCGATCCCTTGAAAGCCTCCGCCATGGCATCCATTACGTCGTGATGGTGCGCGAAGAACACGACCTTGTTTCCGCTCTCCACCACGTTTTCGATATGCTCGATCATGGCAGGAATCTTGGCGATAGCCGTTTTGTGGCGGACCCGCGCCATCTCGCTGAACATGACGATCAACTCTTCGTTGAGCGCCGTCAACGCGGCAGCATACGCATCTTTGTTGTCCAAGATTTCCGCCTCTTCCACGGCAGCGCGGAGATCGCTGATCCTCTGCTCATGTTCCGAGTAGGCCCTGATTTCCTCGTTTACCGCTCCTATGGCACCATTCGTAGGGATGTCTATGACCTGCCGGACCTTTTGAGGAAGCTCCTTGAGCACGTCCTTCTTGAGTCGGCGGATCATAATAGTAGACCGCAGCCGCGCCTGTAGCTCCTCCAGGTTCGAGGCGCCAGAGAAGTCCCAGCCGAACCGAGTCTCGACCGCAGCGCAGTATCTCTTTGCGTAGGCGAAGAAGTTGCTCCAGGTATTGGAGTCCAGCCAATGAATGATCGGGAAAAGCTCGACGGGTCGGTTGACTATCGGCGTCCCTGTGAGCGCAATCCTGCTCATGGTCAGGAGCCGTTCTACCGCCTTCGTTCGTAGCGCACTCGTCGATTTGATGTAGTGCGCTTCGTCCAGGATGATGCAATCCCACATCTTCACAAGTTCGGGCCGTAAGACGATCTCTCGTCTCTTTCCTTTTTGCGCTCTTGGGGTACGCTTGCGATCCTGGAGAACGTCATAGTTGATGATGACTACCTGTGTGGAAGGGAAAATCTTCGCACCAGCTATCCCCACCGTGAGCCCGTGCGTGTCCCATTTCACGAACTCACGGCGCCAGTTTTCCTTGAGAGAGGCCGGGCAGACGACCAGGACAGAGCCGCGCGCGGGGAGCGCGTTGAGGATGCCGATGGCCTGGATCGTCTTGCCCAACCCCATCTCGTCACCTATGAGGACCCCGGGTTTCCCCAGGCCATAGGCGATCCCAGCTTTTTGGAACGGGAGATATGAGAGGCTCGCCGGGGAGGGGATGGCGATTTCGGCATCC